AAAATATGGAAAATGAACATATGCATCTTGTTTGTGAAATTGGGAAGTTGCAGAGTAAACTAGATATGTTAGAATCTGAGTTATCTAATGAAGATTAATCTTTGGTATTCCAAAAGTATGCATCAGTGGCGATGGACTTTATGTGAAGAGTTTAAGAATGGTGTCACAAAAATAGAACAATACTCTGGAGCGCAGAAAGAACTTCGTACTGCAATGGATGATGTTGCAAATACGGTAGAGTATATGTTAGAATATAAGGATACGGGCGAATAGTTCAGCGGTAGAACACTTGATTTACATTCAAGTTGTCGGGGGTTCGATCCCCTCTTCGCCCATATAAATAGATCTGGAAAGACTTCTTTGAAGGAAGGATCACATTATAAAAAAATGGATAATGTAAAAGTTAGGTGCCGCTCCTGTGGTAAGGAGTTGATTGGGCATCCAATAAAAACTGTCTGCTGTGGTTGTCCAAATATGACAACAGTTCGTGGAGATAAAATTTCGGCAGTTGATTTAGGACAAGTTGTTATGATAAGTTCTTATTCAAGTAAGAAAGAAAGTGTTCTTACTCAAGAAGATCTTGCTTTTCAGGAACAAAGAAAGCAACGTAAAATACGTAAATTGGATTTTGATATCAGATAAAAATTGTGAGAATATACGCATATTTTTATTGAGTGTAGCAATTTGATACAGTAAATAGTATTGTAGACATTTTCTTTCTACCATGCATCCCGACGAATTTCAAAACTGGGCAACAATTAAAAAAGTTTTTGAGGAAAACGGCACAATAAACAACTACTTTTATGTGCGTGCCTGTGCTATAGTTGGAGGACAACCAGACCCACTTGATATGAAAAAGAATGTCTCATCGGATGCCTGAGATAATACCAGATCATTTTACAACTAAAAAAGAAGTTCAGGAGATGATTGATGATGCAATACGAAAACATAATCGTAATGCTGGAATTATCAGTATGTGTGTTGGTTGGGTTGTTCTCGCACTTTTTGCTGAGGGTTTACTTCGACTCGTCGGAGTAATTCCACCGTTATTGCCTTGGTTGAAAATTAATTTATAGGAAAATTATGAAAGTTGGATTAATTGGTCTAGGTCGTACTGGTGAAGGTATGGCTCGTCGTATGCTTGCAAAGGGTATTGAAGTCTGGGGTTACAGTAGCACTAACTATGAGAATGCCTGTGGACAATATGAAGCAGGGCACCTTAGTGGATGTGTAACTTCACTAGAGTATCTTGTCCAAGCAGTTAAATCTGATGGTAAGAAGTTCACTAGTGCAGGAAGAATTCCTGGCATCTTCCAAATCACACTGCCAGAGAAAAAAGCAGAAGACACACTTGATGAATTGCTACCTTTACTTGAGGAGGGTGATATTATCATTGATCACAGTACCACAGACATAAGAAAATGTCAGGAACTGGAACTATACTGTTCTAAGTTAGGTGTCTTATATATTTTCTCAGGGGTATATGGAGCACATGTTGCTATTGATGCTTGTTCTAAAATTTTCCAATCACTATCACCAGGTAATGTTGAATGACTCTATCGAATGTCTTACTCTGGGTATCAATTCCATTTGTGCTTCTTACTATAACCTTTGGACTTTATAGGGGTGAGAATTTCTACTACGAAAGTGATGACTATGATGGAAATGGAACCGCACATTAAAGGACGTTATGATTTTGCTATGAGTGCATTCGCTAGAATATATGGGGTGAATCACGTTACTAGTAGTAAGGAGATTTTTAAATTTTGTAAGAAATGGGCTAATACTGAAGAAGAATCTATTCCTACAGGAACTTTAACTTTAGTTGATTTTTACTTTAGAGATCTTTGGAAAATCTGGGGAGGATACGTATGACCCATATCGCACTCAAGGCAGCACATTTTGCTGCTGCCACACTTAATAATCCTTTTGGAATTGGAACACTCAGTCTTGCATTGGTTTTTGTGCCTATTATCGGTATGCATCTAGTTCACAAATACGGTTGGCAGCATTGGGCACCATTTGACAGTCATCACAAGTAGTGTTATAGTACTTATGTTGTTCTTGCAACAACTGCGGTACTTTCCTTTGGTAGGTTCAGAAGTAGCGGCGATAGGAATCTACCATTCAACTGCCAGTATAACCGCTGGCACCTTGACTATATAATGTCAAAACCTTATAATGTAAGGGTAAACCAAACACAACAATGGCACTGACTGAAAAATTTAAGAAGGACATTAGCACTCTTCGTGCTGCTGCCGCTGGAGAAATTTTCCTTGATGTAAAGAATCCGAAACTTTTCAAAAAGGTACGCAGATTTTATGAGAAATCTGGAGCGGTATTTTCAGGAGAACCACTTGATGATTATGAAATGTTGATGGAACTCATTTACAATGACATTGAAATTGTTGAGGTTGGTTGAATGAATGACTTTTCAACAGTCAGCAGGCAAGAATTTATTTCTAGTCAGTTGAAAGTATCCTTCAATGGTGTTGAGCGGGTAGACCAAAACTACTCTCAAGCACTGCAGGATATTTTCGTTCTTACAATGCTAAACGGTAAAGAGAATGGAACCTATGTTGAAATAGGTGGAGCACATCCGACTAATATTAATAATACTTATCTTCTTGAAAGTGTTTTTAATTGGTCTGGAGTTTCTTTTGAAATCAATACTGATTTAGCAAACTTTTATAATAGTGAAAGGTTGAACAAGTGTATCTGTACTGATGCAACTCAAGTAAACTATTCTAAGGTTTTTGAAGAGAATAATTTACCAAATCAAATTGACTATTTGCAAGTAGATATTGATCCTTCGTATCAATCTCTTGCTGCTTTGAAAAAAATTGATTTGGAATCTTATAGATTTTCTGTTGTTACTTTTGAGACAGATGCATATCAGGGTAGTACAGATGTTATGGAAGAGTCTCGCAATATCTTCCAAAGCAATAACTACCAACTGGTTGCATCAAACGTCAAAAACTGTGGACACGCATTTGAAGACTGGTATGTCGATCCAAATATTGTCACAAACGATATCTGGACAGCACTCCAATCTGATAATATAGAATCAACTCAAATTTTACATTCATGAACGATCTAGATCCCAAGTCTGTTGCTTCAACAAAGACTATTGTAATTCACGAACGATTTCCATATCGGTTCGTTCAAAGAGGTTACATTCAACTGAATGGTAAACCAGACTTTCGTATGCAAAAAGCAAATGAGTATACTAAAAAATACTCAGATGTTTATTTGTTTGACAATGGTGATCAAATGCTTCTTGCTATTGAAGATCCAGAATATCCTAAATGGTTAGATCCAAATGGTGTTCCTTGTTATGTTACAGACTCGGTATCGTCTCAAAACTAGCCCTGGTCGGTGAAGGATCCCCTTCAATCCCGAAGTTTCCTAGTTTTAAAAACTAGGTGGTGGAGTCATTAGACCCTTTTTGGTTTCCTCGTTCCTAAAACGAGGTGGTGCGGATGGGTTACTCCCGCCAGGTTTCTTGTTTCCTGTCAAAGAACAAGTGGCGTGCATGTAAAGACCTATGGTAGGATGGTTGAAAGACCATCCTTTTTTGTATGAATCTACACTTAGTACTATTTGGTGATAAGAACTTTTCTCTTGGAAAGAATAGGATTATCAAACAAGCAGAGAATTTTGGTATCTTTAAAAGTATCCAACAGTTTTCTGAGGATGATTTGACTGGAGATTTCTGGGAAAATCACGCAAAGAAAATGATGATGCCTAGAGTTGGTATGCCTGATAAATTTTATGGGTACTACGCTTGTAAACCCTATTTTGTTGGTAAGGCATTAAGAAACATTCCTGAAGGTGACGTTCTTCTATATGTTGATAGTGGTTGTGAACTCAACAAGAACGGAATAAAAATGATGGAGCAGTATTATAATGAGTGTCTTGAAAACAATGGAGTATTCTTTAGTTTGAATCTCCCAGAGATTCAGTGGACTAAGATGGACACTTATAGACATATTGCTGGACCAGATGATAGTCATATGGTCACTAGACAAATCATCTCAGGTATTTTCTTGATGAAACACAATCCTATTATGATTGAGATTGTGGATAAGTGGAAAGAACTCTGCATCAAAGATGGGGGACGTTATCTTGATGATAGTCCTTCAAAATTTGAGAACCATCAAATCTTTAATGATCATAGGCACGATCAATCAATTCTTTCATTGATGATGAAGATCTATTCTCAATATGATGATTTTACTTTCCACGAGGATCATACTTTTGAAACTATTTGGGATGCTGCTGGTTTGAGTGGAGTTCCTGTGGGACCAGCGCAGGCAAAAATATGGAATACATATGGTAGAGATTATCCAATCTGGGCAACCAGAAATGGTAAAATCACTTTTACTAATTGTGAGGTGTGATTGACATCTGTGCGTTTTTGCCTTACAATGAGTTGAGATTACAATTTTTATGTCTGTAGCGTTAATAACGGGTATAACAGGACAAGATGGATCATACTTGGCAGAACTTCTTCTTGAGAAAGGATATGAAGTTCACGGTATTGTTCGTCGTTCTTCCCTGATCAATACTCGTCGTATTGATCACATTTATGATAAACTTATTCTTCATTATGGCGACTTAACTGATTCTACTAATATTATTGGTGTTATCAAAAAAGTTGAACCTGATGAAATTTATAATCTCGGAGCTCAGAGTCACGTAAAAGTTTCTTTTGAAACTCCTGAGTATACTGGCAATACTGATGGTCTTGGAACCCTACGTATTCTTGAGGCAGTTCGTCTTCTAGGTATGGAAGACAAAGTTCGTATCTATCAAGCATCTACTTCGGAGTTGTATGGTCTTGTTCAAGAAGTTCCTCAAAGAGAAACTACTCCGTTCTATCCACGCTCGCCTTACGGTGTGGCTAAACTCTATGGATACTGGATTGTCAAGAACTATAGAGAGTCGTATGGACTACACGCAAGTTCTGGAATTTTATTCAATCACGAAAGTCCCAGACGAGGAGAAACCTTTGTCACTAGAAAAATTACGCGAGGATTGTCAAGAATTTCAGTTGGGGAGCAAGATGTATTATCTCTCGGAAACCTTGATGCACGACGGGATTGGGGTCATGCAAAAGACTTTGTAGAAGCAATGTGGTTGATGCTTCAACAAGATAAACCAGATGATTATGTTATCGCTACTGGAACTCAGTATTCTGTTCGTGATTTTGTTGAAGCAGCAGCACCCTATTTCGGTATGAAGATTGAATGGATGGGTGACGGTATGAATGAAGTTGGTTATGACTGGAATACTAAGAAACCAGTCATCAAAGTCGATCCTAAATATTTTCGACCTGCTGAGGTTGAAACTTTATTGGGTGATGCCACTAAGGCAAAAGAGAAATTGGGTTGGGAACCTAAAATTTCGTTTAAAGAATTAGTTGAGGACATGGTGCTTTATGGACAGTAGTAGTCGCGTTTATGTTGCTGGTAACACTGGGATGGTGGGATCAGCAATCGTCCGTATGCTCCATCGAAAGGGGTATACGGATATCTTATCAACACCTTCAAGTCATTTTGATCTTCGGCGGCAAGATGATGTGGAAAGGTTTTTTACTAATAATCAACCAGAATATGTTTATCTTGCTGCTGCAAAAGTAGGTGGCATTCTTGCCAATAGAGATTTCCCTGCACACTTCATTTATGATAATTTGATGATTCAATCAAATATCATTCATGCTGCTAGGAAGTTTGGTGTTAAGAAACTTTTGTTTCTTGGATCTTCTTGTATCTATCCTAAGGAGTGTCCACAACCAATCAAGGAAGAATACCTCTTGACTGGTCCCTTAGAACCTACTAATGATGCTTATGCAATAGCAAAGATTGCTGGGATTAAGATGTGTCAGGCATATCGTAAGCAGTATGGATTCAATGCAATCTCTCTGATGCCTACGAATCTTTATGGACCTAATGACAACTTTGATACTGAATCCTCTCACGTTCTTCCAGCATTGATTCGTAAGTTTGATGATGGTAAGGGTGTAATTGATCACGATCTTGGTGGACCTTTCAATCCATCAATTCGCCTTTGGGGTGACGGAACACCTAAGAGGGAGTTTCTTCACGTTGATGACCTTGCAGACGCTTGTTTCTCCGCGATGGTAAACTATAATGGAGATGAACCTCTTAATGTTGGAACTGGTGAAGACATTGAGATTGGTGCCCTTGCAAGTATGATTTCTGATGTAGTTGGTTTCAATGGTGGTATTATTTGGGATACTGATAAACCCAATGGTACTCTAAGAAAACTTTTAGACGTAAGTAAAATTAAAGCACTTGGTTGGGAACCTAAGATCAGTCTTAAAGAGGGAATCAAATCAACGTATGAGTGGTATAAAGAATGTCTGTAGCGGAGTTCTTTAAAAAACACTTAGATTCCATCTCTACATCTTACAATAGTCTTGACACCCAAAAAGCAGATAAACTTGTAGACCTACTTTCTACATGTACTGGTAAAATATTTTTTACTGGTGTAGGAAAAAATGGACACGTAGCAGCAAAAGCAACATCGACTTTTTCTTCTATAGGTCTACCTTGTTTCTTTTTGAATCCTGTTGATAGTGTTCACGGAGATATGGGAGTTATTTCTTCTACTGATATTGTAATATCAATATCCAAGAGCGGTAATACTGAAGAGTTGCTTAACTTTCTTCGCTGTGTGAATAGAAAGCAATGTAAACTTATTACAATACATTCAAATCCAGGTAACGAATCTAGCAACTATTCTTATCTGGATATTGATTTGCGGGTTGATAAGGAAGCGGATCATTTAAATATTGTACCAACTTCTTCTATTGCAATATTTACAGTGTTCCTGCAATCAGTTGCTTGTGAGATATCACGTAGAAGAAATCTTAAGTTAGAAGAATTTGTTTTTAATCATCCTGGTGGAAGTATCGGTAAATTAAAATGATCCAATCACAAGAAATTAAATATGTAATCATTCAATCTGGTGGTAAAGGAACCAGAATGGGACACTATGTTCAGAACAGACCAAAGTGTTTAGTTCCTGTGAATGGTATTCCGATGATTTTGAACACTATGAAAGTGTACAAAGATAGGAAAATTATTATTATTGGAGATCACTTAGTTGATGTTCTTGATTCTTATCTTGATTGTTTTGGTAGTGACTATGACTATCAAATTGTAAGAACTGAGGAATCAGGAACCGCTGGAGGTCTTACGAAAGCAGTTTCCTTTATACCTGAAGGAGAACCTTTTATTGTTACTTGGTCAGATCTTTTCTTTGAGAAGGAACAAGAGTTTGCTTTTGAAACTGAACTTCTTGTGGGTCTTTCAAATACATTTAACTG